GGCGTAGGCGGCGGCGGAGGCGTAGGCGGTTTTCTTATCCGTCATGGCCTTCCATTTCTCGCCAAAGCCACGCTTATCGGCGATAGGCTGAATATGCGGAAGAACCGTTTCCCACATCCACCCAAGGATGATATTCATCCGGCGTTTCTCGTCATCTTGGTTACGGCCAGTCCCAGCAGCCAAAGGGAGAAGAGATTTCCACTTGACACTGTTGCGCATATCACCAGGCATCGCATCCTGAACGCGAATGATCCAACGCCCTATGACATAGGACATACAGTCAGGAATCGTATCGGTAAGTTCACCCGAAAGTGCCAGATTGATGGCCGCGATGCTGCATGCTGATTCTTTGGTGCCTAAACCTTTCGGCAAGACATGATTGGAAAGGTAATCGGAAATCTTGTTCTGCTGTTTGGCAGTGATGGTGCTCATTTCTATTCCTTAGTGAGGCCACTTGGCTCGATAGAACCAGTAGGCTATGACAAGTAGGCCAATGACTATGGCATCGAACTTAAGAATCCAGCGGAGAATTTGTGACCATGTGGTCCAGTCGCTGCGTGGAGTTCTCATTGCTCGCGTGCCTTGAGCATCGCGTCGGCCATGGCGTAAGACTCATTGGCGATTTCTTGTATCGACCACCCATGGGCAGATTCCATCGACCAAAAGGCAGTCTGCTGTGCCTGCATAGCCTTCGCAGCGAAGTAATCGCGCAGGGTCATGCCTGTATCTGGATAGGGAAATCCACTAGGAATGATTCCATTCTCGCCGTATGCCGGAGGAAGAACAGGAAAAGCCGGTCCACCATCATTTTTCGTACTCACCACGTCACCCCAAAGATAAGAAAAACAGTGATTGAAGCCAGTACAAGTACGCCAAGCACTAGCGGCGTATCAGCCTTCGACCCAATGCATCCGATAGCGTCAACGAACCTAGCTGCACGCGTATCCGACATCGCATCCTTAACCATCTGCTTAGCCACCAAAGGCATCTGCTTGATGCGCGTCTCAAGCTCCCAGCATTCGGAGCACTGAGTTGACCCGGGTAGGCCGCACCATTTACAGGCGCTCATGCGTCACCGCCGAAGCGGGCTAGAGCGGCGCGATAGCGAGCCGCATTCGAGAGGATCAACGAGGAAAGTTCCGCATCACCCCTAAGAGTGCGCGCCCTTTCTTCGATGCCGTCGAGGTGGCCTTCGCGAATCAACCATGTCGCTGCCACAATCATTTCGGCTAAGTCGTCGCGTACAACCTTAAGGTTTGCCGAGGTCTTTCGGTGCAGATGGTAATAAAGACGCTCCACACTCCTGTCAAGCACAGCCATCGCATCCACGCGTTCGGTCTGGGTGCTCATCACTCGATCCCCTGTGCAGCATTGTCTGCTTCCCAGCGAGAGACATCTGCGTCTTCCTGGGACTTCTGGATGGCTCGTACAGCCTCGGCGGACATCAAGGTGTACATCTCGCCAGCGTACTTATCCAGAATCGCCGCAGCGGACTTCAGGACGAGTTCCCGCGGCGCGATCATGTGCGATCCATCCGGCATTTCGACCTCAGCCATAGGATCGACCAGCATGTCCATCTCACGGCACAGCGCCTGGTTCGCAAGATGCTTTGCCGCCAGCGCGTCACGAAGTTGCTTGTTCTGGCGCTCCAACTCCTGAATGCGCATGAGCGCATGAGAGGCGTTCGGGATGGTGTGGGATTCCATAGCCTTCTGGAAGATCTGGCCGATACTCTGCGATGCGTTCACTTTGGGTTCCTCCGACGTAGCGGGATTGGTCGGTGAGAGGAATATTCCACATCCTCAGATGATCGTCAAGAGAAAAGTTCCGCTTGCGAAGAAATATTTTTAGGGCTATCTTCCACTCAACCAAAAAAAGGAGGCAGTCATGCCTGAATTGAATGAAAAGCGGGATTGGCAAAAGATCGTCAGCGAGCTGAACGCAGGCATGAGCCTTAAGGCGATCGGCGAGGCTACGGGTCTTTCTCTTCAGGCGGTCCATGACCTGAAGACAGGTCGGAGCCCTGAGCCTCGTTACGGTGCCGGCCAAACCATCCTTCGTATGCATAAACGTGAGATGGCCATTCAGAATCGGAAGTCAGCCAAGGCGGCTCAGGCATGAGCGTCGAAATTCGCTATTTCTGCGACTTCTGCAAGAGCTATTTCCAGGAAAGTGTCCATAACCGGCGCTTGATCGGCTATGCCTTTGAGGGTCGCAACGAACGTGGCGTTGCCGTTGTCCTTCCTGTGAAGGACGCTCATTGTCACATTTGCGCCGATTGTCTGGACGATTTCCATCGTCTGCGCGGACAGCTCAAGTCAGGGGAAAGGATATGACCGAGAGAACAACCCTGGATTTCCGTCCCCAGGACCATCAGCAGCAGCGCAAACGCTTCACCGAAGAGGGCATTCCGGTGCCCGAAGGCGACCTTATGAGCTTCGAGGAGCATCGCATCAAGGCATGGCTGCGTGAGAACTGCGGCCAAGCTCCCTCGCCAACCGGCTTAGAAGCACGTTCGATTAAGGGGTAGGGCATGGAACTATTCGATAGCGTTGGGCGCTTAACGCTCAAGTTAGAAGGGACGTCTTTGATCCTCGATCAGGGGCATATTCATAACCGTAAAGGCGCTCAGATCTATGTGCCTTTGGCTGCTCTAGATGAGCTAGTAAATCGACTTACTCGCATCCGCAACAAATACGATGCTGGCCAGTATCCAGGCACATCCGAACTGGTGCGATGAGCCATGGCTGACGATCGACTGGTATCCAAAGGCAGGTATCGAAAAGTGGAAGTACGGATATGGGGGGACGAGAGATTCCGGAACCTTTCCAGAATTCCTCCTTCCGGCAAGGGGCTATGGCTTTTCCTCATCACCGGTCCTCATACCGGCCCTATTCCTGGCATTTTCCGTGCTGGTAGAGCCTCTATGGCAGAAGAGTTGGATTGGGAAATCGAAGCCTTCGACGAAGCCTTTCTGGAAGTCTTTCGGGAAGGCATGGCCGAAGCCGACTTTAAGGCTAGGGTTGTGTGGCTCCCAAATGCCCTAAAACACAACCGGCCCGAGTCCCCGAATGTGGTCCGTTCATGGGGAGCTGAGTGGGATTTGATCCCCGAATGTGAACTGAAGTGGAAGTGCTACTACCGTTTGAAATCAGATATTTACAATATTTGCGGAGAGGCTTTCGGGAAGGCTTTCGAAGAGGCTTTGGCGAAGCCTTGCCCGAAGGCTATGCCTAATCAGGAACAGGAACAGGAACAGGAACAGATAAAAGAAAGAGGCTACGCCTCTGGTGACATTTCTCCGAACCCGAATGGTCATGACCTGCTTGGCGAGAAGCCCGCGGAGGTCACGAAGGCCAAGCGATCGATCGTTCCCGTCCAGCGCATCGTCGACCTGTACCACGCCAAGCTGTGCCCACCCCTTCCCACCGTGGAGAAGATCACCCCGAAGCGGGAAGGCCAGATTCGCCAACGGTGGTTGCAGGATCTTCCCGACTTCGAAGCGTGGTCTGCGTACTTTGACGACGTCCTCGCCTCCCCGTTCCTGATGGGCAAGGTTCCAGGCCGCGAAGGTCGCCCACCCTTTCGTGCTGACCTCGAATGGCTCACCAACCCCACGCATTTCACCGCCATTGCCGAAGGGAAATATCACCGATGAGCAAATACACCCGAAAGGGCAAAGAACTGGTCGATGCGCTTGATCACAAGCCTACCGATGTCGCCAGCAAAGGCGCAGTGATGTGCGGTGGGAAAAACTGCCAAGGCCGAAAGGTGGGAAAGCGCATCATCCCCAACTCAGGCAACGCGTTCGAATGGATCACCGAGCGTTCTGTAGGCCACATCGTGATTCGCCGAGCCAATGGCGAAGTGCTCGGACACCTGTGCCAGGAATGCTACGACAAGCACCTATACGCCATGGGCAAAGGGCGCTTCTCAGGCATCGTCAACGGCGATGAGGTGATGACGCCAGAAGCTGTGAATCTTTACGATCCAGCCAACGATGTCGAAATGCAGAGGCGTCTGAGTGGCAAGAAAACCGAAGCATTGCCGCCATCGTTCAAGCATCACCTGGCGGCTCTAGACGAACTCGCCGACCGCTATGCATCGGAGCAAGACGATGATCGATCTGAGTGATCGCATCCTGCTCGCGCTGATGCTCAAGCCCATGGGCCGATTGGAGCTTGCCGAATCGTTGAGCAAAGAATCCATGGTTCTGCAACGATCAATAATCGATCTACAGGCAAAGAAACTGATCTTCATCACCGCAACCACCAAATCATTCAACCTACGCGGCGTACCCGTTCCTACCTACGCCCTCACTGCCAACGGGCTCGAACGAGCCAAGGAGTTACTGTCGTGATTAGCCGAGAACAAGTTAATAAAACCATCGGAGATCTTCGCAGCTATGAGCCAGGTATGCGTCGCATGAAAATGCATCTTGTGGCGGATGATTACAGGACAGCCGCATTGCTCATCGAAGAGCTGCAAGCGCTTTGCGATGAGAAGGATGCAACGATCGATGATCTGAGGAATCAGCTGGAAACAGAAGCTCTCGAAAAATCCTACAAGGAGCAACGTGGTTTCGAGCAAGATGGCGAAGTGTTGGCTTACGCATCGGATGGATCAAAGACGGATACGAGCGTTGTGCGTGGTCCTATCACGGAACAGGAGGTTGGTCCTTTTTACGCACTGATGACGAAGGTTTGTTGCGAGCAATCGCATGTCGAAGACTTCCATTATTTACTCGAATCCTTTGCTCGTAGCAGAGGTATATTGTGATCATCGCCATCGATCCTGGGACGACTGAAAGCGGCTGGGTAGAGTTCGAAGGTAGACGTGTATTGGCGTCTGGTGTTTCGAGCAACTACGAGCTTGTTATGAAGCTCGTGGGACACCCAGCACAGAAGCTGGCAATCGAAATGATCGCTAGCTACGGGATGCCTGTTGGCAAGGAAGTATTTGAGACGTGCGTATGGATCGGTCGATTCATCGCAGCCTATGGTCGTCCTCTGAGCAACATGCACGATTACTTCGTCTACCGAAAAGACGTGAAGCTGCATTTGTGCGGAACGTCGAAGGCGAAGGATGGAAACATTCGCCAGGCTCTGATCGATAGGATTGGTCCGCAAGGAACCAAAGCGAACCCTGGTCCGACGTATGGCGTTAAGTCGCACGCTTGGGCTGCGCTAGCTGTTGCTGTCACTGCTTCGGAGACGAAGTCATGATCATCGACCGACACGCAACCGTGCAGCAGCGCTCGACGCTTTGCCATCGTGGGTATCACGAGACACATGAGGTTTGGAGATGGAGTAACGATGGAATTAGGCCGTCCATTTTTTGGTTTGAGCCAATGTGGCATCGCATAGGATCCAGGTGCAAACACTGTGGGAGGTGGGTATGAATTCAACAGACCAAGAACTGCGAGACATGCTCAAGCTTTACGCCGCCGCTGTGATCGTCTCGGTGATTGCTTTCGTGGTCATCGCGTACTGCCTACTTCCGTAACCAGGGAACAACCATGAGCGACAACGTAAGCACTCTTCACCCCGTTGCGGTTGGTGTCACCACGAGCGACCAGGCAGCGTTCCTTCGTGCCATGGCAACGCAGATCGAGCAGGACAAGACCGTGACCAAGATGGCTATCGCGCTGGCCATCCAATTCGACGATGGAACCGTCATCTGCCCCTGCTCGGGCTTCGTCGATGACACCGTAGCGTCACGGTACTTCTCGTCATTCATCAAAAACCAGGGGTTCAAGGGCTGATGTGCGAGAAGCGCGGCTACAAGTCACGCGACTCAGCTCGATCGGTCTTGCGCAAGGTCAAGCGCAAGCGTGCTCGATCCCGACACCAGCACCACGGTGGAAAAGTCGAGCGTCGCGTCTACCGATGCCAGGAGTGCGGAAGGTGGCACCTGACCAGCCAGGGCTATGACGACTGACTTGCGCTCCGGCTGTCTGGCGGTGTAACGTCCGCGCCATCTGCCAACCAACCGGAGCGCCAGCCTTGTCCACCCTGACCTCAGCCGCCCGCAAGCGTGTGCAGACCTGGGGTCTACCTGGCGAGAAGAAGTACCCGATGCCGGACAAGTCCCATGCGGCCAATGCCAAGGCTCGGGCAAGCCAGCAGGAAGCCAAGGGCAACCTGTCGCCGGCTCAGAAGGCGCGCATCGACGCCACAGCCAACCGTATCCTGGGCAAGAAGCGCTGACATGCGCCTACTTCGCCTCAAGGTCCTCTACGTCTCGATCCGGTCGCTCCTGCCCGCTGCGGTGGAGCGGCCGGACGACGGCCGATGGGATGGCCTGCTTGCCGCCAAGCGAGCCATGCTGGCTGCGGCAGACCGGATGGAAGCTCAGCTCATCGCTGCCTCCAAGCACCTTTCCACACTCAGCGATCAGGCCCGTGAGGACTTCCTTCGGCAGCTGTTCGGGTCGTCTGAGCCTTCCGCAGGGTAAGCCTCGATGCCCGCCAACGCTGCCAAGTCCAAGCACAACAACAACTCCATGCTCGACCGCATCCAGGCCAAAGGCCGTGGCATGCGAGCCCACGAAGACGCGCTGTCCAGTCGTTGGAAAAAGCTAATCGATCCGCGCATTCCCTACCGCTGGGGCGTCAAGGCGGACATGGACAAGCGCACCGCCGACCCGAAGAATCGTGAAAAGGCTGTAGCCTACATCTGCTCGGTGTTGGCCCAGGGCGGGTGTCCTCTGTCGGTGATCCTGTACCACATGCTGCCGCGAATCCCGTGGGTTTCCTTCCATGACTGGCAGTCGCAGAACGCCGACTTTCAGCAGCGTGTGCGGGAAGCCATGGACATCGGCAACGATGCAAGCGCGGAGATAATCCGTCGCACGGCTGCGGGACTCATGGGCTTCAGTTCGGGAGACGTGAAGCGCGACCGCCTCATGATAAACACCGACTTGGAACTACTGGCTCGCCGCGATAAGCGCTACCGCCAGCGCCAGGTCCACGAGAACGATGCAGACAATCCCATCCCGGCTGCTACCTTCATCGTCAATCCGATCCAGCCGGCGCGCAATCAATTCGCCGATGAGTTAGAAGACGGCGCAACGGACGGCGAGTGAGCAACCTCGCCAACGCCGTTCCGCAAGGACGGCTAATACCTATCGCCATCCCGGCGAAGGCATTGCAGATCGTCGATCCGTCCCAGACGTTCATCGTCCTTCACGGTGGTCGAGGATCGGCCAAATCCCACTCGATTGCCCAGATCCTGCTGATGCGGGCAGCGACGCGAAAGAAGCACCGCGTGCTGTGCGTGCGTGAAGTGCAGAAGTCGCTCAAGGAATCCAGCTACCAGCTGCTGGTCGACTACATCGACAAGTGGGACCCGTTACGCCTTGAGTGGGATGTCACCGAGAAGCGTATCCAGCACAAGGTCACGCGCTCCTACTTCACCTTCATCGGCCTGAAAGACCATACGTCTGACTCGATCAAGTCCTATGAAGGCTATGACGATGTCTGGTGCGAAGAGGCCCATTCGATCGGTTCCGAGTCGTGGAACAAGCTGATCCCGACCATTCTGCGTAAGGCCGGGGCAAAGTTCTGGATCAGCTACAACCCAGACGATGTGACGGATTATTGCCATGACCGATTCGTCGTAAAGAACGACCCTGAGGCGCTTGTCGTCGAGCTGAATTGGCGCGACAACCCCTGGTTTGATCGCAAGATGAACACGGAACGTTTACGCCTAAAACGGCTCAACACGGACCTCTACAACCACGTGTGGGAAGGAAAGTGCCGCACCGTGGCCGGCCTGATCTTCAAGCGCAAGTGGTTCAAGTGGTACCTACCCAGCGAGCTTCCCGAAGAACTCCGTAACTACGCTGGCAGCGACTACGCCACCGCTAATGAAGACGGTTCGGATGATGAAAGTGCTGACCACACTGAGCACGGTATTGTCTCGATCGATCAGGACGGTGAGTGGTGGTTCCGCGACTGGTACTACACCCAGTCGGAGCCGGAAAAGTGGATAGCGGCCAAGGTACGCATGATCAAGAAATGGCGTCCTCTGGCTTGGATGCGGGAAAAAGGAGTCATTCTCCGTGCCGTGGGACCGACGCTTCGCCGGCATCTAATCAAGCTTCAGTCCTACCAATACTTCCTAGATCTTGCGTCAGCTGGGTCCAAGGCTGAACGCGCCCTAGGCTTCGCCGCCATATGCTCCCTTGGCATGGTTCACCTTCCCTTGGATGCCAAGGGCAAGCCTTTGCCTTGGGCCGAGCGACTTGTAAATCAGCTCTGCGGCTTCAATGGCCAGCAAGGCAGGCAGGACGATGCCGTCGACGTATGCTCCATCCTTGCGCGCGGTGTGGCTCACATGATCAACGCCTCTGGCAAGAAGAAGTCCGACGACCAAGAGCCAATTAAGGTAGGCTCTCGCCGGCACAGGGAGCCTCACTACAAGGACGAAATGTCCGAAACCCGCGAGCGCGACCGCTACTACCGCTGACTTGGAGATACCCGCCGATGAGCACCACCGATAGCCCCACCGGCATGAACGAAGGTACTGATCCGGACATGAAGGCGTTCGCTTCAGGCGTTGCCTCTGCGGACGACAAGTACCAGTCACCGGAGTACGAGCAGGAAAAGGAGGACGTTGCTAGGTGGCAGAAAGACGTAAGGGATGCCCGCGAGTTCGACAAGTACGCCCGTGAGGAATATGCGCGTAACCGTCGATACCTCACCGCTTCGCGAGGCAAGTACAGCGTTCAGGTGCCCATCGCTCCCGCCTATATCGATGTCCTTCAGTCGTTCCTCTACGCCAGGAACCCAGCGGTCAGCATCTACCCATCACCGATGACCGAGCCGCCGCCGCAGAAGGCGATCTACGCGATGGTGATGGA